GCGAAGGCGAGCCTGATTGGGTTTACCGAATTTACCTTTGGCCGCTACCGCACGGCGCCGCACCACCGGCTGATTGCCGAGCAGTTGGAGCGGGTAGAACGTGGCGAGGTTGACCGGCTCATGCTGCTGGTTCCGCCGCGGCATGGGAAGAGTGAATTGGCTTCGCGCCGCTTTCCTGCTTGGTATCTTGGAAAGCATCCCGAACGCGAGTTCATTGCGGCGAGTGCCAATGACGAGTTGGCAAGTGATTTCGGCCGCGACGTTCGCAACATTATCGCGAGTGACGAATACAAGGCGCTGTTCTCGACCACGCTTGCGGACGACAGCCAGGCCCGCGGGAAATGGCATACGAGTGCTGGCGGCATCTTCTACGCGGTCGGCATTGGCGGCGCGGTCAAGGGTCGCGGCGCGCATGTCCTATTGATTGACGACCCGTTTGCGAAGATGGAAGCCGCGCTGAGCGAGGTTGAACGGAAGCGTGTCTGGGAGTGGTACACGGGGACCGCCTATGACCGCCTAATGCCAGGTGGGGCGATAGTGGTTATCAGCCACCGCATGCACGAAGATGACCTGTCCGGAATGCTCTTGCAGCAGCAGGCGGCCGGCGGCGATTGGTGGGAAGTTGTCGAGCTTCCGGCGATAAACGAGCAGGGCGAGGCGCTTTGGCCTGAGGCTTATCCGGCTGAGGCGCTTGAGCGGATACGCAAGAATGTGCAGCCGCGTTTCTGGTCGTCGCTCTACCAGCAAAATCCTACGCCTGACGAGGGCAGCCTTTTCAAGGCCGAGTGGCTTAAGCCATACGACAAGCCGCCGCCGCGCGAGACCATGCGGATTTATGGCGCGTCCGATTACGCCGTGAGCGCCGATCGCGGCGATTTCACCGCGCACCTTGTTGTCGGCTTGGACCCCGAAGGGAAAATGTATCTGCTCGACATGTGGCGGCGGCAGACGGCCGCGGACGCGTGGGTCGAGAGTTTTTGTGATCTCGTGAAGCAGTGGAAGCCGCTGGCGTGGGCCGAGGAGAGCGGACAGATCAAAGCCGGTGTGGGTCCGTTCCTCGAGCGGCGCATGCGTGAGCGGCAAGCTTATGTTTCTCGTACGACGTTCCCGACCCGCTATGACAAGACAATCCGTGCGCAGGCGATCGTCGGCCGTATGGCGCTTGAGGGACTTTATGTCCCAATCCATGCGCCATGGTATCCGGCGTTTCGTTCCGAGTTGTTGAGCTTTCCCGCCGGCAGGCATGACGACATGGTCGACGCGTTGGGGCTCGTTGGTCAGTTGCTCGATCAGATGGTTAAGGGCACGGCGCCCAAGCCGCTGGAGAGCCGCGTCGTCAATACCCGACAGATGAGTTGGGATGCGCGTTTCGCGCGGCATCGGCGCAACTTGGCGCGCGAGCGCGACGGCTACCAATTACGGTGGGGAAGCGAGGCAAACTGATGAAAATGTTTGGGGCCGAAAATTTTTGTCCGGACATGCCCGAGGAAGCCACGCCGGACGACGAGCGGGAGTTTGACGAGCTGGCACGCGAGCTTGCGGAGCAACTGCATGAATATGCGCGGTACATCCGCGAGGACGCGTTGCCGCTTTATCTAATGAACGGAAAAACGAACTAGCGAAAGGAGCCTGAAAAATGTCCCCCGATGAATTCGACGATATAGAAACTGAACTTGCCGATTCGGAAACGCCGGCGGAGAAACCGAAGGAGGGGTCATGGGCCAAGGCTCTCGAGAAGAGCTGGGACGAGGTTGCCGAGCGTGACGTGGGCGAACAGTTCGAGGCCGAAGACGCGCGCGCGGCTGCTGCCGAGACGGACGAAAGCGGTCGTGAGCTGGCAGAACTTTTTTCCCCGCACCGCGAACAGCTCAAGGCGGAAGGCCACACGCCGGGATCATATCAACGGATGTTGGTCGGCTTCGCCCAGTTGCTGAGCACCCATCCTAACGAAACGGCCGAAGCAATTCGCAGCGGGCAGAGTGGCGCCATTGCCCGGGAGATCAGCATGCGAATGGAGTATGACCATTTCGCCAAGACGCACCCTGACGCCGAAGCACTGCGGCAGCAAATGGGCCAGGTGTTGCTCGCCAAGTCGCAAAGGGCGGGTGAGACGACGCTAGCGGCCCTCAAGCGGGCTTATGACAGCGTGAAGCCTGCCCCCAAGAAGAAGGCCAAGAAGCCGCGGCCCGGCCAAGCAGGCTGGGAGGATGCCGCGAGCGCTGCTTGGGATGAGGTGACGTATTGATGACCGAGGGCATTTATTTGCGGCTGGCGGCATTGCTTGAAAGTCTGACGCCTCGCCAATTCGCGGCGTTGTACCCCGAGCTTGAAAGCCTCGTAAGCGAGATGGAGGCCGCCCGGGAACAGACATCGCTCGGCTATTACTTACAAAAGGAGCGACTCAATTGATTGACAAGGATGAAGGCGGCTCTGAGGAGCAGGGCCAAGCTGACATTGCGAATGAGTTGGAAAAAGCGTGGGATGAGATCGAGGCGGGTCCGGTTGAAAATGTAAGTGAGGAGCCCGACGCCGCCCAGCACGACGATCAGCCCGGTGAAACCCTCGCTCCCGTACATTGGTCGCAATCCGACAAGGACGCATTCAATGCGTTGCCTGAGGAATTGCGCCCGCTTTACCTGAAAAGGGTGAAATTACTGGAATCTGGTTACAACCGAAAATTCGAGGAGGTCGCCGGTGCGCGCAAGCAGATCGAGGAATTCAGCGCGATGCTCGAAGGCCACGATCCGCAAACCATCCAGCAAACGTTCGACACGGGCGCTACGGTCCATCAACTGCTCTCGCCGTACCAACAGCAGCTAGCCGAATCAGGACTCACCCCGGTCGCGTACGTGCAGCGGCTTGTCGATGTTGCTGCGCACTTGCAGGCTGACCCGGCGGGCACGCTTAATTTCCTCGCCCAACAGTATGGTGTGAATCTCGGTGCTGCCGGGCCAGACCTCAGCGCCGAGCACCAAGCCACCCTGTCCCAATATCAGGACGCGGTTCAACGGCTCTATGCCGAGCGGAACGATGGCCATGCGCGCGAGTGGGCAGCTTTTACACAGGCCAACCCCCAAGCGGCCCCGCTCCAACAGAGGATCGGAATTGAGTTGCTAACCAACCCACAGAAGCCCGGCGAATCTACGAACGAGGCATTGAAGCGCGCCTATGAAAGCGTGCGCTGGTCAGATCCCCAAATTCGGCAATCGCTGCTTGATGCCGAACACAAAGCCAAGGATGCAGAGCGGCAACGCAAGGCAGATCTGCAAAAAGCCAAAGCGGCGGGCCGGACGGTGAAGTCGAAGAGCATGCCGGGCTCAGGCCGGCCGATCCCTGCCGATTCGTGGAAAGAAGAGCTGGAAAAGCAGTGGGACAAACACGTTTGAGCCGGTCCTCTCCTGCCGGCGCCGGGCGTTGTAGCGACGGGCCCCCTTTCACCCTGTCGCTCCGCCCCCATTTCGAGGCTCCCGTGAGGTCCGCATGGACTGGCCAAGATCAACTAGCTGATCGGGTGCGCGAGCTAGAGGATGCGGCGCAGATGATCCGGCCCTAGCCACAAAGGCGCTGCATCTGCTTCGCGTTCTGAGAGCCTATGAAACCCGCGTGCGGCAGCTTGCGCTCAAGACCGACTTTCGCCTCGCCAAGAGCCTCTGATGCATTTCCTCACCGCCTACACTCTAACCGCCGCGGCGTTCTTAGCCTTGGCGGCGCTGCTGTTGCATTGAAATTTGCCGCGAAGCACCTTAACCCCATGAGGCATGTCACCGCGCTGTCGCGCTCTTGCCCGTGCCGTCGAGATTGCTTCTGAAACCGCCGCCCGTACCGGGGCTGTTGCTGATTGCCTCGAAGTGGATCGTCTACAGCAAATGCTCGCGGATGAACTTTTCCGCTCGGTGTCGTCGCCCCCGCTCCCGCGTGCGAACAACACCTGGCGATGGGCGAAGTGACGCCCCACACCGCGCAGCTCGGCGCGCTCGCGGCGCTGGCGGTGCTGCTACTGAAAAAATGATGGCGAGCGCCACTTTTCTTCACGCGAATTTTTCCAACCAGTGAGCCTGTTGTGAAACCAGCCGTCATGGAGGAACAGGTACCAAGTAAGCGCGACGACCGGGATGTAGAGGATTAGGTTTGATACTGCGTCCAGATTGAACATTTGAATGACCGCGGCCTCGATGGTCAGAGCGAACCCGAGAAAGATGTAAATGTAAGTCCAGCTTTGCTCGCCTCGCTGTACTTGTGCTGGTGCGATCGCCGTTGCCATGTGATTTCCTCCCGCCATTCGTATTGGAAAGCCCTACAGCAAAAAGGGCGCCCGCCGAAGCGAGCGCCCCTTTAATAAAGAAGCGGCCCCAGGAGCCTCATCCTGAAGGCTGCCACTATTGAATAGCTATTCGGCCAAATCGAACTCTTGGCGAAGCCGATTGGTTATTTCGGCGAGCCTCTGGTTGCACTCGATATTGAGCCCTGGCCCTGGCCGGTCGCCGACTAGGGCAGCGTCCCAACTAAGACCCATTGGTCGGATTACCACTACCCCGGCGCTATCGCACTCCGGATGTTCGCGCAGTTCAGCCATGATCATACTTTCAAGTTCCGCAGCGGTCTTCACCGACTTCTGAGACATTTGAACGCCTCCTGATTAGAAGCGCCAGCCTAACATCAAAAAAACAAAAAGGGCGCCCGCCTAAGCGAGCGCCCCGGGTAGCCCCTTTGGCAACTGGAACTAAGTCGGCGCGAGCCAGTTCTCTCTGTGGTGGCATAGGCGCAGTTCCACCCGGCCCCCCCGGTTCAGCCAGCGCCGATTGCCCCATTACCAAGTGTGAGTAGGAGAGAAGTCCGGCCCACCCGGGCTTCATCTTTATGTGGTGCGTTTCGATAAACAGCGGCGAAAGCGCATAGCGGCCTGAGCCGCCCGGATTTGCGCAAGCACACTAGCCGCCGCTATCGCTTGCACAAGTTAACGGGGCGCCGACC